GCTATCGAGGGCAGCGAACATGCCAGTCAGTCAAATAGAGACCGATCTGGAAGAAAACTCGATCTTTCTTATTGACCGATAACAAACCATCTGGCATAGATCACCAACAGGAGCGGACATGGACAGGACAATTACGGAGGTGGTTCTAGAGGCCCACAAGCGCGGAGGCTTCTCGGTCTCCTGCGACTACGCCCGTCAGAACTCAGCGGCTGTCGCAATGGCTGCATCCATGGGTTTCATCTCAACACGCATCCACCTCGACGTCTATGGGCGCGAATGGAAGCCATCGGTGAAGGGACTTAGCCTGCTGAATCAGGCTGAACTGGAAGATGACTTCCAAGACTAATCACTAAATGCAAACCAATCGACATAAAGGACATCTAATGCCTGACTACACTGAAAAAGCTGAAAAGCTGAAAGCCTTCGTGCTTGCCTATGGCGACACCACGTACTCCGTCAATGCTATCAAGATGGCTCTCATGAAGGCCTACGAGGACGGCCTGGACTCATCCCAGGGTCCTGTCCAGCCCGTGGCGGCTCCCCCGGTAATCGTACAGGCTCCTGCTGCTGATGGTACCATCCTGGACTCTGAGGTGACCCAGTGAGTCAGTACATCGAAGGCATGGCCCTCGCAGCTAACTGCTCCATCAAGGGTGCTGACGTGGTCTGCAAGAAATGCGGACGGTCTCTCCCGGACACCTGTGGCGACAAGCATCCAAGGGTTGCGGTGATCGAGCCTGATGTTGGTCCCGAGGTCGAACTGGTCTCCGAGGACATCCATTGGGACGGCGTCGTGAAGGACGCTCAGGAGAAGGTCGCCACGGTTACCACCAAGAAGGTCGCCAAGTGAGTGGGGGCTTCGGCCCCCCGCTTCTCATAGACGCCGACATGCTTCTCTACAAGGCAGCTGCGGCGTGTGAGCGGGAAGTCCTTTGGGATGACGTGAACCACGTCCTTAGTTCTAACAGGAATGAGGCCTGGGACGCCGTAGAGCGCCAGCTAGCGACCTACCGGAACGCCTGCGGCCAGGGCCAGATGTATTTCGCTCTGAGTGGTCCTGGGGCCTCTAACTTCAGGCGAGCCATCTTCCCTGAGTACAAGGCGGGACGAAGCCGCAAGCCGCTCTGCTACGGCTACATCATGGAGAAACTCGAGGACGAGTATCCCTGCAAGCGCGTGGAGACTATCGAGGCGGATGATCTGCTCGGTATCTGGGCGACCGGAGGGAATCTTCCCGGCTCGATCATCATCAGTGCCGACAAGGACCTAAAGACTATTCCTGGTCGGGTGTATCGAGATGAGGAAATCCTAAAGGTCTCTGAGTTTAACGCTGATAAATTCTGGATGACGCAGACCCTCATGGGCGACGTCACGGACGGCTACAAAGGTCTGCCAGGATGCGGCGCTAAGGGCGCTGAGAAGGTCCTCGAGGGCAAAGAGACTCTCGAGGATATGTGGCAGGCCGTCCTGCAAGCCTACACGGCCAAGGGCCTCACTTATGACGACGCGCTGCTGCAAGCCCGCTTGGCGCGAATCCTCCGGTCTGACGACTGGGACACCAAATCAAAGAAAGTCCGTCTATGGTCTCCAAGTACATAAAGGTCACTGCCAAGGACCATCCTCTGCTGAAGGAAGGCTGGGTGTTCCCTGTGTTTCGAGAAGAGAAGTACTCTTATGATATTCTGTGGCCGAACGGGAGTCTAGATGAGGGATATGTGAAGGGCCTGTTCTCTGATGCAACCCACGAAGATTACTTGAAGGATGGAGTTCCCGCAGATGCTTAATCAATTCAGGCCTGGAGACAAGGTCCAGAAGACCCGTGGTCTCGATGCTCACACTGAGGTCATGACGGTCCATGGCGTGACTGACGATGGTCGCATCAGCGTGTTTAGCTCGATGCATTCCTCAGAGACGCTCCTCGACGCCGCTGACTTCGATCCGTGGCCGAACCCGTGGGCTCAGGTTGAGGAGAACCATGTGGCCGAGAAGGAGATTAAGGCTACCGTCTATGAGACCCCTCCGAGCCCCCCTCCCGTTAATTTCCTCGATGACCTGATCGCCAAAGCGCATCGCGCGCTAGAGTTCCAAACGGGTGGCTCCCACTACCAGCGAGGCACCATCCAGCCCATAGAGTTCTTCCACGACAACGACATCCCCTTCGCTGAGGCGTCGGCCATGAAGTACATCTATCGGTGGAAGTCGAAGGGCGGCAAGCAGGACCTCCAGAAGGCCATCCAGATTTGCCTCCAGCTTATCGCCATGGAAGACCGCAAGGCGGCTCGAAAGGCGGCTCAGTGAGCCTCCGTCCCCAGATGAGCGAGGAGGCCTATGAGAGGCTTCCTGCGCTCGCCCAGGCCATCGTCAAGACTGACCGCGAGTACGAGAAACTGATGGACCGCCCGGTGGTCTACTTCTCGGCTATCCCCGCGATGAAAAAGGTCTTCGAAGAGCGCCACAAGCTCATCGCAGCCGCCCATGCAACCTACGGCAAATCCGCCGCCAGTCCTTCAGGAGCCAAAGCCTAATGACCAATATCCCCCCGATTCTGTCGCCGGTCGAGACCATGTGCCTTGAGTTCATGGAGACCTTCAAGGACACCAAGACCGGCGAGACGCGCATCAAGCTCTGCGAGGAGGAGAACGCCGAGGTAAAGGAAGCCGCTGCGGCATTACTCAAGGAAATCTGCGACCTGATCTATGTGACCACCTGTGCGAACCTTAGCGGCGTCGATATGGGCTTCATGGATAGTGGAGACTACGAGTCGTCAGAGGGGGTCCTGAATGCGTTTCCCGAAGAGATCGTCATGGAAGCCTTCAAGCGGGTCCACGAGTCCAACATGAGCAAGCTGGTCGACGGCAAGCCGCTGCTGCGTGAAGACGGCAAGATTCTGAAGGGTCCAAACTACAGGCCGCCCTATCTGCTCGACCTCATCGCATGATCACGTCCAATTGCAAGCCATAAGGAATATAATGTGAAAGTACTAGTAGCCTGCGAATACTCAGGGAGGGTCAGGGACGCTTTCATTCGGAACGGTCACGAGGCGATGTCCTGTGACCTTCTCCCTACGGACGTCCCTGGCCCTCACTATCAGGGAGACGTTTTCAACATTATTGATCAGGGTTTTGACCTGATGGTCTGCCATCCCCCCTGTACCCATTTAGCTGTATCGGGCGCGCGCTGGTGGAAAGACAAGGACCCCTCGCTACAGGCGGATTCCATCGAGTTCTGCCTCAAGTTGATGTCTGCGGATATCCCCCTGATCGCTATAGAGAACCCTATTGGCAAACTCTCCAGCGCCTACCGCAAACCAGATCAGATCATTCAGCCGTGGCAGTTCGGACATGGGGAGACAAAGGCTACCTGTCTGTGGCTCAAGGGTCTCCCAAAGCTGACCCCTACCGACATCGTGGAGGGTCGCGAGCCGAAGGTCCACATGATGCCTCCTGGACCCGACAGGTGGAAAGAGCGCAGCAGGACCTACGAGGGTATCGCTCAGGCAATGGCAGACCAATGGGGTCGTCTGTCTAACATTTAAGGAAAAATAAGCCATATGGCATTTAACACCAACTACACTCCGTCTACCCGAGCAGAAGTCATCACTCGCCGCACATATAACCGACCGATCGACGGCTCCTCCACGGAGTTTGAGACCTGGGAGCAGACCACAGACCGCGTCATCGGCCATCAGAAATGGCTCTGGGAACGCGCTCAGCATAAGGCCCTGAACGTCGCCCAGGAATACGAACTGGAGCAGCTGCGGCTCCTGATGCTGCGCCGAAAGGCTCTCCCCTCCGGTCGCACCCTTTGGCTCGGAGGGACGGACGTCGCCAAGGTCCGTGAGGCCTCTCAGTTCAACTGCTCGTTCACCCGCGTGGCTACCATCCATGACGTGGTGGATTGCTTCTGGCTGCTCCTTCAGGGTTGCGGCGTGGGTGCTGAGCCTGTCGTTGGGATTCTGAACGGCTTCACCAAGCCCCTGAAGATTCAGACCATTAGGAGCCCCAAGACGGACCCCGAGGAGAAGGGCGTTGAGGGTAACGTCGAGACCTTTGACCACTTCTTTGACGAGACCCGCAACAAGAAGGTCCGCTGGACTATCCGGGTTGGCGACTCGGCTGAAGCCTGGGCGAAGGTCCCCGGCAAGCTGCTGGCGAACAAGAGGCCCTGTGACCTCCTCGTCCTGGACTTCTCAGAGATTCGTCCTGCTGGCGCTCGCCTCAAGAGCTACGGCTGGATTTCCTCAGGAGACGCTCTGATCGCAGAGGCGATGGAGAAGATTGCGCTCATCCTGTGCCGCAAGGCTGGCCAGCTGCTTACCCGTATGGACATCCTTGATGCTCTCAACTGGCTTGGCACCACGCTCTCAAGCCGCCGCTCCGCTGAGATCATTGTGGTTCCATACGGCGACCCTGAGTGGGTTGAGTTTGCGAGGGCCAAGAAGGAATACTGGCTCCTCAATCCACAGCGAGAGCAGTCGAACAACTCGCTGATTTTCTACCACAAGCCGTCCAAGGACGAACTCACCGACATCTTCCAGACCATGGTGGATGCAGGAGGGTCCGAGCCGGGGTTCATCAACGGCCAAGCTGCTCTCAAGCGCGCTCCCTGGTTCCGTGGCGTGAACCCCTGCGCTGAAATCCTGCTGGGCGATTCCTCATTCTGTAATTTGGTGGAGACTGATGTTGGAAAATTTAATGGCGATTGGGACGGCTTATGTGAAGCTATACGCATCATTGCACGAGCAAATTATCGGCAGACCTGTGTCGATCTACATGACG